AAGAGTGTTTGGGGATTTCGGCGAACACTCTTTGAAAGGCTTGTTTTACAAGGGCTGGAGAGTCTGCCATTGCAGGCGATATCTCTACATGTAGCCAATCTCCGCCGGGTGCTCCATGGATTGTTGGCTTGGAGTATTTGCTCCATGCTTGGCGAGTGCACTGCCATCCGCGTCCGTATGGCTTGAGTAGGTAGTCGAGGATGCATTCAAGTCCGAGCGCGTTCGCATTGGCTGTGACGATGTTAAAGAAGTCCATCGTGCCTTTGCGATTAGCGGTTGGGTGTTGCTCGGTTTTGCGGTATGAAAGATCTACCGCGCGCCCTGTGGCATGCACACTTAACGACTCGGAGCCCCTCATTGGGCGAATGCCGTAGCTCCCGTTATTCCAGAAGGCGCCGTCACCGAAGCGAATTGCTTGTCTGATCCATTCGTCCATTCCCTGCCTAGGTGCAGGTGCAGCTCCGTCCGAGTTCCCTGTGTACGGTCTGGAGTTAGGGACTTTGGGATTTGCTGGGATGACGCTCATTCGGTTGGTGGGTCTTTGGGTCGGTCTTTAAGTCCGTTGCCTGCAAGTAGCCCGATTAAGCCGCCTGCCAAAGTCATAAGCATCGGAGACAAAACTCCCCATGCTTCCGCGTCGTTCGGCGATTGCTCTACAGGTTGCACCACAAAAAGAAGTCCAAAAATAAGTGACGCGATTGCCATGACGAACGATGCTGTCAAGCCAATTCCTACAATGAGAATTAATCGAGCTTTGATTTGTTCGTTGCTTAGGCGTTTGTCGGTGGTCATGGGCAGCGTCTTTCTAGTATTCCGTTGGCTTTTGTGGTGTTGCAGTTTTCGCGGTATCGGTCTGCACAAGCGGTCAGGGCAAGTGCAAGCATGACACTAGCCAAGTAGTAGCGCGGCTTCATAACGCATCATGGCACTGGTACATAATTGACTTGACGCTGAATAAATGCTTCGTATTCGGCTGGGGTCATAGGCCGCACAATGTCATCAACCTGAATATGCACTTCATCGTGTGGGTACATTGCAATCGCTTCTTCGTATGTCATGTCATGCCCTAACTGTTTTGGTATCCGTAGACGCGGATTGTGCCGCCAGTAAGTGTGCCTGTGCTTGGTGTAATTGTGAACGCACTGTAACTAGTGGCTAAAGAATGGACACCAATAAAGGTTCCAGCGTTTGCGTCAGTATTCCAAGGACTTTGCAAAAATGTGTACTTTGCAAGGAATGGGTTTTGCAGTTCTATGTTGTAATTGAGTGCGTTAGTGGTTCCAGCACCAGCCCATGAAAAGGAACTAGTTTTGGATCCTAATGCACTTGCAACACCAGGGCTTGTTGGTGAACTACCCAGAGCGTAATACAACATAGAGCCGCCATAACTAGCAGCAGACGCACCTAAAGTAGTTTCAAGGTTGCATGTCGCACTACTTACGCCACTTGAAATAGATATTTTGTAGTTGTCATATGTTGCGCTAAACGCATCAGAAACTACAACGCTTCCAACCCCACTGCCAATAGTTTGTGTTTTTACAAGTGTCAAACCTGATGCAGCGCCAACAGGCAACCACGATGACCCAGAATAATATTGAGTAATGTTTGTATCAGAAAGGTAACAAAGTTGGCCCTCTGCGAGTACCTTTTCGCCAGCACCACCAAACGAGGCATCACGGGTTGTGGAATTTGAGAACACTGGCACGCCAGTTCCCGCGCTGATATTCATGTTTGCGGCAGTCAATACTTCGCCAGCGGTAAAAAGTGGGACGCTAGTTTGCTCGTTTGGCATGGTTCTATCCTAAGACATTTTCTGCGTCGAGTGTGCCATATACCAGATCATCCAAAATCAGCTCGTAGACGATCCTGGTTGGCGAGGTGAAGTAGGTGACTGCGTGCCCAGCCGACAAAGTAAGCCGATGCTCAAGTCCTTCAATGGTGAGGTTTTGTGCGAATTGGGTTGGGCCTGCCGAAGTCGTAATTGACTTTTGGATAGCGATCAGGTCGCCTACATCGAGGAGCGCCAAAGTGTCTTGGTCTAGTGCAGGTGTGCCGGGGAACTCTGTGCCTAGGAAGTTGAAGCGTGGTTCGGGATCTGGGCTGATGAGGTATTCGGCAAGTGTGAGAGCTGCGGCGTCGTTGTGTACGAGCGAGTCCGTTATTGAGCGCGTTTGGATTAAATACAAGGCTTGGGATGCTAGGTCTTCTGCTACCTCTGGGGATGATGCTCCAGCGTGTGCGACTGATGCCCGATTAATTACTGTGTCCGCTTGGAATGAGATGTCAATAGCCGAGTAGCCGATGTTAGTTCCGTCGTCATGGAAGTCGGCAACAGGAATTCCAAGTGTCTGTCCGATGCGCTTTTGGAAGGTCATCGTGCCTTCTCGATCCACAAAGATCCGACCCTGTTCGGCTTCGTTAATTTTGTCGGCGTAACCTGCAACCGATGTACCGTTAGGGACTGTGTAGGCGGCTGCTCCGCCAAGGGTCGCCACGCCTGTCTCAATGCTCCGTGTGCCCGTGTAGGCGACTTCTGGTAGGTCTAGAAGGTCATCAAAACGCGCGCTTGAGAGCTGCTCTGTGACATTCCATTCGGCAAGAAAAGTCTGCCCTAGCTGGTAGGAGAAGTCCGCACAATTCACGGTAACTGTGTCAAGACCGCCAAGCGTGAAGGTGTAGTCGTAGTTTACGATGTAACCAACCCAGAGAAGTTCTTTGACATTGGTTGAGCTGTATCGAGAGAAGCGGACTTCTCGAAGCGGTGCAAGTCCCGGCTGATTATTGTTCGGGTCGTAGTAAGGCGAAGTCGTATCAAAAGGGTTGAAAACTCCGTCGGCGTAAGTGTCGTTGAGCGTGAAGTTCATCGTGCCATAAGCGAATTGGTCGCCTGTGTTAGCGCGTCCGCGCTTCGCTGTGAGTGAGATCGTGCCGTCCATAACGGTCGCGAATTGGGATGTACCGTCAAGCACATATTCGGTATTACCTAATTCGCCCTTCAGATCGTCGTCTAGCGTAAAAGCGTTCCAGTCGTACCCTGTGTCAATTTCGAGGTCGTAGTTACCTGATCCGATTACCGCTACGCCAGCCATTAGGCGACCGCTATGTTCGCTGGGCCGTTCTGTCTATTAAACGCTCTGATCGCGTTTACGACAGCTGTGCCGATCTCCGCGCTCGAGCCAAGACCGCCAGTGATGTTGATCGTGTAGTTGCCCATTCCACCACCGCGTCCAGATAGTGGGATGACCGCTTCAGGGCCACGCTCGCCGATCATTGCAAGCGTTGGCCCTGTCACGATTCCACCGTCCGCGAGCATAGGGATATTCGGAACGGAGAAGCCTTTGTCACCAAGACCCGGCACCCATGAAGGAAAGTTAAAAGAAAGTTTGCCGATAGTTCCATTCCAAAGTTTTGCGATGCCGTTAAAGAGCGTCTTAAAAATACTGTAAAGCCCTGTGAAGTAAAAGGTAAGTCCGTCGAAGACTGCTTTGCCACCTGCGACAAGTGCATCAAAAACAATGTCTACTAATTTTCGGAATCCGTCAAATTTGTCGTAAGCAAGTTTTAGCGCAATAACAAGTAAGCCAACGCCGATTGCGATAAGCGCAAAAGGGTTGAGTGCCATTGCGATATTGGTGAGCACGATTGCAGCTGCGACTAGACCGATAGTTCCTGCAATAATTGTGAAAGCTTCTGGGTTTTCTTGTGCCCAGTCTGCAAACTTTTGTAGGTATGGCAAGACTGCTTCTAAGACTGGGAGTAAAGCTGCACCGATTCCTTCTTTTGTTTCGGCGATTGAGTTCTTAAAAATAGCCATTTTCCCTGCGGCTGTGTCAGCGTTTGCCGCTACTGCTCCGCCAAAAGTTCCACCAAGAGCAGCCATGATCGTGTCAAGGTCTGCTCCGTCGTCCACCATTGTTTTAATCTCTGGAGAAAGCGTTTTGAGTGCCTTAAAATTTCCTTCGTAGGCTTTAGCAAGCGCGTCGGCAACTGTCGCGGAGTCGGTATGTAGACCTTTTGCAATGTCCATGAC